GATGCCCCTGCCATGCCGATCGTGGCGCAGCGCGCGCTGGCGGCGCCGGCCACCGTCGACCGTGCCGCGCGCACGGTCGAAGTGGTCTGGAGCACCGGCGCCCGCGCCCGCAACTTCGTCCCCGCCTTCGGCCTCATCACCGAGGAGCTGGAGATGTCGCCGAACGCGGTGCGCATGGACGCGCTGCGCTCGGGCCAGGCCCCGGTGCTGAACACCCACCGCCGCGGCGATGCCCGCGACGTGCTCGGCCGCGTCACCGCCGCCCGCCTCGAGCGTGGGCGGGGCTACGCAACGCTCCAGTTCTCCGCCGCCGCGGACGTCGAGCCGGTCTGGCAGCGCATCGCCGACGGCACGCTCCGCGCGGTGAGCGTCGGTTATCGCGTGCATCGCTACGAGCCGCGACCGGACGCCGCGACCGGCGAGACGGTCCATCGCGCGGTGGATTGGGAGCCCTTCGAGATCTCCGTCGTCCCGGTCCCGGTGGATCGGGACGCCGCAGTCCGAGCGCAGGGGGAGCAGGGCCTCTCCGCGCCGGCGATCGAGCCCGCCCTGCCTGACGAGGAACCCATCATGCCCGAGACGACGCCGGAGACCCCGGCTGCCCCGCCCGCGGCGCCGCCCTCCGCCGCGCCGTCCACCCCGCCCCAGGAGACCACCGTGACCACCACGCCCAGCCCTGCGCCGACCGCGCCGCCCGAGCCCACCCGCGCCGCGCCCGTGCCGGCCGCCCCGCCGGTCGACCTCGACGCGATCCGCGCCGAGGCCGAGCGCGCCGTCGCCGAGCGGGTCGCCAGCTACGAGCCGGTGCTCGCCGCCGCGCGCGGCCTGCTCCCCGCCGACACAATCGACGCGCTGCGCCAGGCCGCCACGCGCGATCGCGCCAGCCCCGAGGTGCTGCGCGCCCGCCTGTGGGAGGCCTTCACCCACGCGCAGACGGCCCGCCCCACGCTCCCGGCCCGCCCGGAGACCGGGCCCGGCCACGACGATCCCGCGCAGCTGCTCGACGCCATGGCCGAGGCGCTCGCCGCCCGCTCCATGCCCGGCTACCAGCCGCAGGGGAACGGCCGCCACGCCGAGTTCATGGGCTGGCGCCCTTCCGACATGCTGCGCGAGCTCTTCGCGCGCCGGGGCGACCGTAACCCGCCGCGCAACCCGACGCTCCTCGCCGAGCGCGCCTTCCACACCAGCTCCGACTTCCCGGCGCTCCTCTCGGCCGCCGCCAACAAGATGTTGCTCGCCGCCTACCAGCCGGCGCAGCCGACCTATCGGCAGATCTTCCTCCGCCGTGATTTCCGGGACTTCAAGCCACACCGGCACCTGCGCATCGGCGACTTCCCGACGCTCCTGCCACTGCTGGAGAACGGCGAGATCCAGGTCGGCACCATGTCCGAGAGCCAGGAGATCGTCGTCCTGCAGACCTTCGCGCGGCGCATTCGCGTCACGCGACCGATGCTGGTGAATGACGACCTCGGCGCCTTCACCGACTTCGCCGCGGCGATCGGACGGCGCGTCGCCGAGTTCGAGAACGCCACCGCCTACCAGCTGCTGAACAGCGGCAACGGCGACGGCCCGACGCTCACCACCGGCAATGCCACGGTGTTCGGCACCGGCGCGGGGCGCGCGAACAAGGCCGGCGCGGGCTCTGCTCTCGACCTGCCGAACCTCGCCGTCGGCCGCGCCGCCATCATGCGCCAGAAGACCCTCGATGGCCTGCCCATCTCGATCGGCAGCACCATGCGGCTGCTGGTGGGCCCGAGCCAGGAGCTCGCGGCGCGGCAGCTCACCATCAGCGTCGCCGCCAACCAGGTCGGCAACGCGAACGTCTTCGCGGGCTTCGTCCAGCCCCTCGTCGAGCCGCTGATCGGGGCGAACCGCTGGTACCTGTTCTCCGACCCGCTCTCGGCGCCGGTCTACGTCTATGGCTACCTGAACGGGGCGGAGGGACCGCAGGTCACCACCGGCCCGGTTCAGGGCGCGGACGGGATCGAGGTCAGCGTGATCTTCGACTTCGGCGTCGGCGCCATCGACTGGCGCGGCGCCTGGTTCAACCCGGGCACCTGATCCCTCCCACCACCACGGCAGCTTCGTCGAGGGCGCCCCCACGGGCGCCTTCGGCGTTTCAGGAGACCTATCCATGCGAAACTGCATCCGTCCCGACGCACGCTCCGTCCCCATGGTCGTGCCCTATGCCGGCGGCATCCTCTCCGGCCAGGGCATGCTGGTCGGCGCCTTCTTCGGCGTGGCCGCCGCCGACGCCGCCCAGAACGCCACCGTCGAATGCGAGACCCGCGGCGAGTTCGAGCTCGCCAAGGACCCCACCCAGGCCATGGCGGCCGGGACGCGCGTCTTCTGGGACAACACGAACCGCCGCCTGACCACCACCGCGACGGGCAACTTCCAGGTCGGCGTCGTCACCGTCGCCGCCCTCGCGGCCGACACCACGGTGCGGGTGATGCTCGCCCGTGTCCCGGCGGCCGGCGCATGAGCGGCGATCCGAAGCTCAGCCGGGGCTACCGCAACCGCAACCCCGGCAACATCGAGCACCTCGCCACGAACAAGTGGCTCGGCCTCGAGACGCCGCCCTCGGACGGGCGCTTCTGCCGGTTCCGCTCGCACCAGCACGGCATCCGCGCCCTGGCCCTCCTGCTGCAGAGCTACCAGGACCGGCACGGGCTGCGCACGGTGCGCGGCATCGTCGCGCGCTGGGCGCCGAGCAACGAGAACGACACCCGGTCCTACCAGGCGGCGGTCGCCGCCCGGCTCGGGGTCGGGCTCGACGATCCGATCGACCTGCACGACGCGGCGATCATGCGCGGGCTGGTCGAGGCGATCATCCGGCACGAGCTCGGCGGCATGCCCTACGCGCCGGACACCATCGCGGAGGGCCTGCGCATGGCGGGGCTGGTCCAGCCGGGCCTCGCCCACAGCGGGACGGTCCGCGCCGCGGCAGGTTCGGTGGTCGCCGGCGTCACGGCGGCGGCGGTGGTCGATGCGGTCACCACGCTCGCGCCGCATGCCGAGGGCCTGGCTTCGGTGCTCCGCGCGCTCGGCCCCTGGGGCGTCGCCGCCGCGGTGATCGGCGTCGCGGGCTGGACCATCCATCAGCGGCTGCAGCGGCAGCGGGAGGTCACCCGATGACGGACCATGACCGCGAGCTCGGCACCATCGTCACCCGCCTGACCGAGATCGAGCGGCGCCTGGCCGAGGGCGACAAGGACATGCGCGAGCTCACCCGCACCGTGACGGAGCTGGTCAAGGCGATGGCCGGCCTCACCGCGCGGCTGTCGCTGGCGGCCGGCGGGATGCCCGGCGCATCGCCTGCCATCCCGGCCACGGGCGCGGCGGCGGCCGGCGGCATCGTCGGCGCGGCGGTCGGCGCGAAGCTCGCCTCCTGGCTCGGCCTCGGCTGACCGGCCGTGGGCGTGTTCGACGACGCGCTGGCGGTGCTCGCGGCTGACCCGAACCTTGGCGTCGATGCCACTTACCGCGCCGCGGGCACTGGTGCGCCTGTGTCGCTCCGCGTCCTGCGCTCCAGCCCGGATCGCCTGGCCGAGGCCTTCGACACGGCGTTGCTCCAGGCGACCGACGTGCTGGCGGTCGGCATCGTCGTGCTGCCGGCCATCGCGGCGGGCGACACCTTCACCATCGGCGCGGAGCTCCTGACGGTCGAGAGCGTCGAGCGGGACGCCGCCGGTGTCGCGTGGCGCCTGCTCTGCCGGCGCTCGCCGTGAAGCTCGTCGCAGCGATCACCGGCGATCTGCGCCGCCTGCTCGCCGAGGAGGTGCGCGCCGGCGAGCGCGCCGCCATGGCCGCGGTCCGCGCCGAGACGGAGCAGGTCAAGCAGGAGCTTCGCCAGCAGGTGATGTCAGCCTTTGCCGGCAACGCGCGCGGCGTGGCCAATGCCTGGCGCTCGCAGATCTTCCCGAAATCCGGCCAGTCGCTGCGGCCGGCAGGGCTGGTCTTCACAAAGCTGCCGAACGTGATCGACGCCTTCGAGCGGGGCGCGCTGATCCGCCCCAAGGTTGGGCGGAAGTTTCTCGCCATCCCGACCGGCTTCAACCGGCAGGGCGGGCGGCGCGGCGCCAAGGCGCGGATCAGCCCGGCGCAGATGGTGGCCTCCGGGCAGGGGTTCCTGCGGCCGTTCAAGTCCGGCCGCGGCTTCGTATGGTGCCTGCCGGTGCGGCAGGGCCCGCGCACGGGGCGCGGCCGGGCGCCGCTGGTCGCGGGGGGCCTTGCCTCCGTCGCCACGGCGCGGCGCAAGGGGGCGGCGGCCTGGCAGCAATCGCTGCTCGCCCAGGGCTTCGTGCCGATGTTTCTGCTGCTGCCGCAGGTGACACTCGCCAAGCGGCTTGACGTGCAGGGGGTCGCGGTGCGCGCGCTGCGCCGGCTGCCACGGCGCTTTGTCGCCGCCTGGGAACGCGAGAGCGGGAGGACAGCCGCATGACCCGACGCGCGAGCCTCTTCCTGATCGCGAGCCTCGCCGTGCTCGGCTGGGCCGGCATCGCCTTCGGCCTGGCGCTCACCTGGGTCGCAGGCCGCTTTGTCGCAACGCTGCTGGGCTGGGCATGAGCGCGCGCGAGGCCGCCATCGCGGCGCTGCACACCCGGTTGCAGATGGTGCTGGCCCTCCGCAATCCGGCGCCCGTGGTGCTGCGCGGCGAGACCATCCCACAGCGGCTGCCGGCCGGCGGGCTGGTCGTGCTCCGCGACGGCGAGACGGTGGAGGAGACCGCGATCCTCTCACCGCTCGCCTGGGCCATCGAGCACCGGGCGGAGGTGGAGGTCACCGTCGCCGGCGCGACGCCCGGCGCCCGTGCCACCCTGCTCGACGCGCTGCTGATGGACATCGGCGCCGCCATCGCCGCCGACCGCACGCTCGGCGGGGCGGTGGAGTGGGCGCAGCCCGGCGCGCCGGATTTCGAGGACGTGGAATTCGAGGGCGCCGCCGCCGCCCGCGCCGCGCGCGTGCCCGTGGCGCTGTTCTTTACCGTGGCCGGCTCGCCGCTGGCCTGACCCCCTGCCGATCCTGATCCCGGAGACCTCCGATGCCCCGTGCCATCGGCGCGAATTGCCGCGTCCACACCTTTCCCGAGACGGTCTATGGGACCGCGCCCGGCGGCAATTGGCGCCGCATGCCCTTCCTCTCCATCGACCTCGGTGCCGAGCAGCCGCTGCTCGACAACGACATCATCGGCGTGGGCGCCAACCGCGACCCCGCCGCGCCCTTCCTCGACACTGTGACTGTGCGCGGCCAGGCGGTGGTGCCGGTCGATCTGATCAACATCGGCCACTGGCTGCGGCTGCTGCTCGGTGCGCCGACCACCACCGGTACCAGCCCGAACTTCATCCACACCTTCGCATCCGGCGCGGCGGCGCTGCCGTCGAACAGCATCGAGATCGCCTATCCCGATGTGCCGAGCTTCGACGTCTGCGCGGGTGTGCGGGCCGACACGCTGGAACTCGACTTCTCGCCGACTGGCCCCGCGACCGCGACCCTCGGCCTGATGGGCCAGGGCTCAGCACGCACAGGCGCGAGCGGCGCCGGCACGCCGACGAGCCACGCGCTGACGCTGTTCAACAAGGCGCAGGGGAGCATCAGCCGCAACGCCGCGGCGCTGGCGCAGGTCACCGGGGCGCGGCTCACCTATGCGAACGGGATGGAGATGGTCCGCACCATCCGCGCCGACCGCCGCGTCGAGGGCGTGGATCCGGGCGTGACCCGCGCCACCGGGCAGATCACCGTGCGCTTCGAGAACACGACGCTGCTGACGCAGGCGCAGGATGGCACCGCGGCGGAGTTCGCGCTGGCCTACACGATCAACAGCAATCGCAGCCTCACCCTCACGCTGCACGAGGTCTACCTGGCGCTGGCCAAGACGCCGATCGAGGGGCCGGCCGGCGTGGAGGCGACCTTCGACTTCCGCGCGGCCTTCAACGCCACGGCGACGCGGATGATGACCGCCGTGCTGCGGAACGATCAGGCGGCGGCGGTGTATGCGTGATCAGGCGTCATCGACAGACAGTTCGGCCAGCAGCACGGCCAGGTCCTGCGACGCGTGCACCACCCGCAGAATGCGCGGTGGCACCTGGTCCGGCTCGTAGACGATCAGATACGGAAAGCGCCGCAGCACGAAAAAGCGGAACTGCTCAGGCGCGAATTCGGTCCGTACGGGTCCGATCAACGGGTGCTCGCCGATTGCTCGCGCCGCTTCATTCGCGGCGATACGGAGCCGATCTGCGGCAGCGGGATCTTCCCGGGCAATCCAGGCGACCGCCTCACGGATATCGGCCAGTGCCTCACGGGTGAACCGTGCCGCGGCCGGCCTTCGGGCGGGACTCACGCGCGGCGCTTGGCCGCGGCGATGACCGCCTTCAGTTCAGCATCCACCTCTTCGGCCGAGACGGTGCCCTCACGGTCTGCCCGCGCGCTGACATCGCACAGCATCGCGACAAAGCGCTCCCGGCGCTCCTCCGCTTCCTGCATCAGCCGCAGGGCATGACGCATGACCTCGCTGGCGCTCCCAAATCGGCCGGAGGCCACGCGGCTCTCGATGAACCGCTGCTGTTCGGGCGTCAGGCTGACATTCGGCACGAAACACTCCCTTCGACGCATATGGCCAAGTTGGCCATCGGTGGCCGCAGGGTCAAGACCAACCTCGCAAGGGCCCCCTCATGCTCACCCTCGACCTCCCCACCGCCCCCTACTGGCTCGACCTGCCGCGCGGCGTGCGCGTGGAGATCCGCCCCGTGACGACGGCCGTCATGGCCGCCGCCCAGGCAGCGGCGCAGCGGCGGCTGGCGACGCTGCGCGAGGCCGACACCGAGCTCGATCCCGACCTCGCCCGCGGCCTCGCTTTCGCATTTCTGGCCAAGGCCCTGGCCCGCCATGCCGTCACCGCCTGGGAGGGCGTCGGCGACGCCGCCGGCAAGCCCCTGCCGCTCTCGCCTGAGGCGGTGGAGCGGCTGATGGATCTGGACGAAATGGCGAGCGCCTTCTGGGAACGCGCCCTGCTGCCCATCCGGACCGTGGCCGCGGAGGGAAACGGCTGAGGCTCCGCGCCGCGTGGCACTACGGCGCGGGGCCGGACTATTGCCGCGGCTGCGCGGCCCTGGGGCGCGACTGTGGCCAGGCCTGCCCCTACGCCGCCAATGCCCCCGCCAGCGCCGAGGGCGCCGCCCTGTGGGCCGCGGGGACGGCCTGTGTGCGCGCGGACATGGCGGGCGTGGACCTCGACACCGCCGGCGCCGTCGCCCTGGCGCGCGAGATGGGCGCGGCGGGCTGGGCCGCCGCGGTGCTCCTGGCCGAGTTCCGCTCGGGCCTGAACGCCGGCCTCGCCGCGCGCGCCGCTCCCGCCGACACCGGAGGCTCGCCCCATGGCGGATAGCACCCGCCGCGTCTCCGTACGCCTCTCGCTGGACGACGCCGCCTCGGTCAAAGCCGGCCTGCGCGAGGTCGGCGAGACCGGCCAGCGCGAAATGCAGCGCATCACCCGCAGCGCCGAGATGGCCTCGCGATCCCTGTCGCTGCTCGGGCCCGTGCTCGCCGGCCTCTCCATCGGCGGGGTCGCGGCGATGGTGCGCTCCGCGGTGGACGCGGTCGGCGGCCTCGGTGAGCTGGCGGATGCCGCGGGCGTCTCCACCGACGCGCTGCAGGCCTTCGGCTATGCGGCGACCCAGGTCGGGCTGTCCAACGAGGAGTTGCAGCGCAGCCTGCAGGCGCTGACGCGGCGCATCGCCGACGCGGCCATTGGCGAGCAGGCCGCCCAGCAGGCCTTCACCCGCCTCGGCATCTCCTTCCGCGACACCGCGGGCAATGCGCGCGCGACCGAGGCCGTCATGGCCGAACTCGCCGAGCGCATCGCCGGCCTCACCGATCCCGCCGAGCGCACCGCCGCCGCCACGGCCGTGTTCGGCGACCGGCTCGGCCAGCGCATAATCCCCTTCCTGCTGCAGGGGCGCGACGGGCTGGAACGCCTCACCGCCGAGGCGCTGCGCTTTGGCGCCATTGCCGACGCCGACCTCATCGCCAAGGCGGATGAGGCGTCGGACAAAATTGCCGCGCTGGAGCGCGCCTTCTCGTCGCTGGCGCGAAACCTGCTGGCGCAGGTGGCCCCCGCCCTGTCCACGGTGGCGAACGCCATCAACCGCGTCATGACGGGCGCGAGCCTCGCCGAGCGCCGCGCCAGCCTGGAGCAGAACCGCGACGCGCTGCAGCGCCGCCTTGCCGAACTCGAGGCCGAGGTCGCCGGCCAGGCGGCGCTCTCCTCCCAGCCCCGCCGCGGCACCATCCAGCGCGGGGCGGTGGGGGTGGCGCGCGAGCAGGCCGGCGTCACCCGCACCGGGCTGATCGCCGAGATCCGCCAGCAGCTCGACGAGGTGCAGCGCGAGATCGCCACGCTCGAGGCCGAGGCGCGCACCGCCGAGGAACGCGCCCGCCAAATCCTCAACCCGGACAGCCGCGCCGGCGGCGGCAACGAGGCCGCACTCCGCCGCCAGCGCGCCGCCGAGGACATCGCGCGCCTGCAGGAGAACCTGGACGCCCGCCTGCGCATCGAGCGGGAGTTTCAGGCGCGCCTCACGCGCATCCGCGAGGCGGAGGCGGCCGGCGCGATCGATGCCGCCGAGGGTCAGCGCCTGGCGGCCGCCGCCACGCGCGAGCGGAACGAGGCGCTGAGCCGGCTGGATGGCACCGTCCGCCGCGCCATCGCCGGCACGCGCGAGAACCGCGACGCCGAGCGCGAGCTGAACGAGGTGCTGCGCGACCGCGAGCGCCTCATCCAGCAGAATGAGACCGCCTATGAGCGCTACCAGCGGCGCGTCGAGACGCTGGGCCGGCTGGTCGAGCGCTCCGAGCGCGTTGGCCGGCCATTGCCCGACGAGACCATCCGGCGCGAGGCCACCGCCGCGCTGGAGGAGCTGGAACGCGCCGAACGTCGCGTTGCGGAGGGGGCGGAGCGGACGCGCGATGAGGCGCGCGAGCTGGGCCTGACCTTCTCCTCCGCCTTCGAGGACGCGATCATCCGTGGCCGCCGCTTCTCCGAGGTGCTGCAGGGCATCGGGCAAGACATCGCGCGCATCATCGCCCGGCGTACCATCACCGAGCCGCTGGGCAATGCCGTGTCCTCGGCGCTGTCGGGCTTCTCGTTCGACGGCATCGGCTCCTGGCTGGGCGGGCTGTTCCGCGCGGACGGCGGCCCGGTCGCGGCCGGGCAGCCCTATGTCGTCGGCGAGCGCGGGCCGGAGTGGTTCGTGCCGCGCCAGTCGGGGACCGTGCTGCCGAATGGCACGACGCCCGGCGGCACCACCATCAACACCTCCATCGCGATCGATGCGCGCGGGGCGGACGCCGGCGTCGAGGCGCGGCTGCGGCTGCTGGGCGGGCAGATCGCGCGCCAGGCCTCGGCCATGACGCTCGATGCCATCCGCCGCGGCGGCGCGGCCTACGACACCGTCCGTGGGTAGAAATGGGGCGCGGATAGAAACGGGGGGTGAGGCATGACCGAATACGCTTGGCCCGCCGAACTGCGTCCGTCGCGGCAGGTCTTCTACCTGCAGCACAACACGCTGCGCTTCGTGTCGCCGGTCACCCGCCAGGCGCAGGTGCTGCGACGCGAGGGCGCGCGCTGGGTCGCCGAGCTCACCTTCGACCCGCTGAACGCGCGGCTGGCCGGCGTACTGGAGGGGCTGCTCGCGGCACTCGCCGGCTCAGTGAACACCGTCCGCCTGCGTGACTTCCGCCGCGAGTTCCGCACCGGCGATCCACGGAGCCAGGGCGATGTGCCGAGCGGCCCGTTCTCCTTCGACGATGCGACGATCTTCACGGATGACACGGGGCTGGTGGTCGGGTCCGGCACGCCGGCCTTCGCCGCCGGGGCGCCGCGCGGCGCGCTCTCCATCGCCACCCAGGGCTGGTATCCGAACGCGGTGGCTGTCGGCGCCGGCGACCACATCGGCATCGCCGGCCGGCTCTACATGGCGACGGAGCGCGTCGTCGCCTCGGGCACCGGCACCGCCGCCATCCCGGTCGCCCCGCCGCTGCGCGCGGCCGCGCCGGTCGGCGAGCCGCTGGTGCTGACCAACGCTACTGTCCCGATGCGCCTCGTCTCCGACGACGAGGGCGCCAACCCGACCCGGCCCGGCCGCTTCACCGCCATCACCTGCCGCTTCGAGGAGGCGCTGCCGTGACCGAGGGCGATGCCGCGATTCGTGCCACGCCGCGCCTGACGCTGCAGGCCGCCGCCGCGGCCACCGCGCCGGTCGTCGCACCCGTCATCCTCTGCGAGCTGGACTTCGCCACCGGGCCCTTCCGGGTCTGGACGGGCCTTGGCGACCTCTCCTGGGCCGGGCTCACCTTCGAGGGCATCGGCGACCTCGGCGCCATGTCGGAGGTGGAGGAGACGGTCGAGCTGCGCGCCGTGCGCCTGACGCTCACCCTCTCGCCAGTGCCGCAGGAGGTGATCGACATCGCGCTCGCCGAGCGGAGCTTTCGGCTGCGACCGGCGCGGCTCTGGCTGGCAATGCTGGATGCGCAGGGCGCCTTCGTCGCCGACCCGTTCCCGCTGTGGGCCGGGCTGATGGACACGATGGAGGTGGTGGACGGGCAGGAACCGCGCGTCGCGCTCGCCTGCGAGAGCCGCCTGGTCGACCTCGAGCGCGCGGAGGTGCGGCGCTACACGGATCCCGACCAGCAGGCGGAATACCCGGGCGACCGCTTCTTCGAGTACGTCCCGGCGCTGCAGGACGCCGAGATCCGGCTGCCCGCGCGATAGATGCGCCACCCCGACTGGGTCGCCCGGCTCGCAGCCCTGCTGCGGGCGGCGGAGGCGCGCGCCTTCCATCCGCGCGACTGGAACTGTGCGCTGTTCGCGCTGGCCGCCGTGGAGGCGGTGACCGGACGCCGCCCCACCGTGCGTGTGCTGCCTTCCCTCATTGCCTCGGCCGACGGCGCCGGCTTCCCGCGCGTGGCGCCGTTGCTGGCCGGCCCCGGCGACGTGGCGCTCGCCCCGGCTCCCGCCCGCCTCGGCGTGGTGCTCGACGCCGGCCGCGTCGCCTTCGTCGGTCCGCACGGCCTGCTGCGCGCGCCGATCACCCACTGCACCCATGCCTGGAGGATCGGCTGACGGAGCCCTCGCGGCAGCGCGGCCCAGCCAACCCAACCACCAGTGCGCCACTGCCGCCGCGATGCCGTGAGGTGTCTTGATGCCCGCTGCCGTTCCCCTCATCGCCGTGGTCGCCGGCGCGGTCGGCTCGGCCGCAGTTGGCGGCGGCATCATCGGTGCCCTGGTCGGCGCCGGCGCGGCGATCGGCGTCTCGCTCATTGGCGGCGCCATCTTCCCCCAGAAGAAGCCCCGGCCGCCCTCCTTCTCAGGCGGCTCCACCGCCCAGGAGGCGCAGCAGCGGACCCAGTCCTTCCGCCAGCCGATCGCCGAGCACCAGATCGTGCTGGGCCGCGCCAAGGTGTCGGGACCGATCGTCTTCCTGCACAGCAGCACCGACGACGAGGGCCGCGCCGATGGCTTCTTCCACATGGTCGTGGTGCTCGCCGGCCACCGGTTGCGCTCAATCGGCGAGGTGTTCCTCGGCGACAAGCCGGAGAGCGACCTCGCCTTCGCGGGCCTGGTGCGGGTCGATCGCCACCTCGGCGGCACGGACCAGGCGGCGAACACCAACCTGATAGCCGAGACGGGCGGCAAGTGGACCGAGCACCACCGCGGTCGCGGGCGGGCCTACCTGGCGCTGCGCCTCAAGCTCCGCCCCGAGGCCTTCCCCTCCGGCCCGCCCAACGTCGCCGCCATCGTCGAGGGCGCCGACACCATCCTGGATCCGCGCACCGGCGCGGTCGGCTGGTCCGACAATCCCGCGCTCTGCCTCGCCTGGTATCTGACCGCGCCCTTCGGCTGGAAGGCGGCGTGGGAGGATATCGACCTGCCCGCGCTGATCGCCGCCGCCAACATCTGCGATGAGATCGTCGGTCGGAAAGATGGAACGGCCGAGCGCCGCTACACCGTCAACGGCACGCTCTCGCTGGCCGAGGGCAAGATCGAGATCACCCGCAAGATCGTGGCCAGCATGGCCGGCGTGCTGGTGGTCTCGGGCGGGCGGTTCTTCGTCCATGCCGGAGCACCCGCGCTGCCGGCCGCCACCGTCACCTCGGCCGAGCTGCGCGGCGCGGTGACGGTGCAGGGCTCCCGCCCGCGGCGGGACCTCTTCAACGGGGTGCGCGCGGTCTACGTCGATCCCGCCAAGAACTGGCAGCCGACCGACGCGCCGCCGCTGCTGGCGTCGAACTACGTCACCGAGGACGGGGGCGAAGTGATCTACCGCGACCTCGACTTCCCGCTCACCACCTCGCCATCGACCGTCCAGCGCCTGATGAAGGTCGAGCTCGAACGCAACCGCCGCCAGCGCCTGGTGGTGGCGGAGATGAACCTCTCGGCCTTGCGGCTGCGCCCCTGGGACGGTGTGATGGTGGCGCTCGATCGGCTCACGCCCTTCCCGGCGCGGGTGATGGGATGGCGCCTCGCCCCCGAGGGCGGCGTGGACCTCACCTTGGCCGAGGAGGACGCCGCGGTCTGGGACTGGAACCCCGCCACCGACGAGCGCGCCACCGGCGACAGCCCCTCGGTGGTGTTGCCGCAGCCCGGTGTCATCGCGGCACCGGCGACGATCGCCGTGGAGACGCCGCAGCCGGTCGCCTTTGCCACGCTCGCCATCGCCTGGGCGCCGGTCGGCTCCGCCTATCTCGCAGGCTACGAGGTGGAGTTCCGGCCGCTCTCCGTCGCTTTGTGGCAGGGCTTTGCGGGCGGGGTGAGCGCGGTCTCCGCGACCATCCCCACCACCGAGCCGACCGCCTTTCGGGTGCGGGCGCAGGCGCGCAGCGGCGCCGTCTCCGGCTGGCGCGAGGCGCTGGTGCCATCGCCGCCCACCGGGCTGACCGCCACCGGCGTCGCAGGCGGCATGCAGATCAGCGGGAGCGTGCCGGGCGGCCTGGCCCACCTCCAGGTGTTCGAGGCAGCGACGAACGATCTCGCGGCCGCCACCAAGCTCCCGGCCGAGCCCACCGCGCTGCCCTGGACCCGCACGGGCCTCGCCACCGGCGAGACGCGCTGGTTCTGGCTGCGCAGCGTCTCGCCCGAGGGCAACGTCTCCGCCCTCGCCGGGCCCGTCACCGCCACCGCGCTGTAGGAGACTCGGGAAAAATGCCCGCTCGCATCGACGACATCCTCGTCCTCGACACCGCCGTCTCCAAGACCGGCCTCGCCAAGTACCTCCGTGACCGTGAGGCCGTGCTGCCCTCCGACTTCGGGGGGCTGGGTGACGGCGTGGCGGACGACACCGTCGCCATCCAGGCGTGCTTCGATCGCGCGGGCGCGGACCAGAAATTCGCGATGATCCCGCCCGGCACCTGGAACGTCTCCGCCACCGTCACCCTGCCAGGCCCCGCACGCGGCCTGATCATGCAGGGCACCATCCGCTACACGGGCACGGCGCCCATCTCCGTGCTGGTGCTCGGCGACGGCGGCACAGTGCGGAACGGCGAGAAGCTCTACTCGGGGCTCAACGTCATCCGGCAGACCATCTCCGACTGGTCCTCCGAGGCAGACATCGGCATCACCGTGCGCAATGTCGACGCCTCGCAGATCGAGCTCCGCCGCGTCGAGGGGTTCACGATCGGGATGCGCACACTCGGCGATGGGCGCGGGGTGGAGGACAGCACCTTCACGCTGGGGCGCATCGTCAACAACCGCATCGGCCTCGACATATGGTGCGCGACGGCCACCGCCTGGAACACCTCCAACCGCTACTATGGCGGGCACTTCGCCCATGCGACGGGGGTGAACGCGAGCCAGGACCGCTTTGGGGTGCGTCTGGGCAATGAGCCCGGCGCCTACACCAACCACAACCGCCACGTCTTCGACGCGCCGAACTTCGAACTGCGCCAAGCCGGCAGCAACATCGCCATCCCATTCCTGAACCAGACCTCGGGCTCTGCCATCATCGCGCGCAACATGCGTATGGAAGCCTGCTCGCCGCTGGCCGCGCGTCACACCGCCGGGGCGCAGGATTGCGAGTACGACATCGCCTGGACCAACACCTACCTGGTCGGCATCGACTACACGGCGACGGCGAACCGCTGCGGCAATGCGGTGATCAACCGGCACCGTGCGCCGGCATCGCGCTTTCAGCGCTTCCTCGCGGGCGTGCCGAACACCCGCGCGGCCGCGTTCCGGCAGTCGGCAACCGAGGTCGGCGTGGAGGGGCTGATCACCATCGCCACCTCCACCACCACCGCGACCTTCATGGCGGATTTCTGCTTCAACGGGCTGACGGACCTCACGCCAACCGATCGTGCCGTGGCGCTGGCGGCGAACCGCGGGCTGGGGTGGATGCTGGATACCTCCCAAGCGAAGGAGTTCGCGCTGACGCATTGGCTGACGAGTGGCGCCTCGGGTGGGCGGCTGTTCGTGCGCGTATTCGATGGGGCGGGAAATGTCCGGGAGAACATCGCGGGCGACGTGCTGGCCTCCATCACCACCATGCAGTGGAACGGCCCGGCGAAGGGCTGGAACGCCGGCGCGCCGATGGACGACGCCAACCTGAACCGGCGGCAGACCATCCGCGTCGGCGCGTCCGTGGCCTATGCGCAGGTGGGCGTGATCGGCTTCGATGGGCCAATCGACCTGCAATCGCTCCGGCTCTACGGGTTGCCGGAGGCGGCACCCGCGGTGCTGAACGGCACGCCGCTGTTGACGGGGGCGCTGTTCGGCTCAGGGCGGCGGGAGATTGCCGCCGAGGTGTCCTGGGACCTGCCGAGCCTGGCGGCGGGGGCAACCTCGCTGATCGACGTCACGGTGAACGGGGCGCGGGCCGGCGATCTGGCGCAGGCGTCGCTGGTGTCGTCCACGCGGTTCATCGAACTCGACGCCGCGGTGTGGTCGAACAATACGGTGCGCGTGATGGCGCGGAACATTTCGGCGGCAACGTTCGACCTGGCAGCGGCGACGCTGTCAGTGGGGGTGGTGAAGCGGCGCGTGCCGTGAAGCTTCTGGCCACCTTTTCGGCGCGAGAGCCTCAAGCAGCCTGCGCTGCGGTGCCCGCCTCGGCCCATCCGGCGCGGCTCACGGATGGCTCGAGGCTGAGCCGCCCGACAATGCCTTCCAGCAGCGCCTCTACTCGCCCGCTCGAGACAAGGTCCGCCGTGATCACCACCCGCTCGGTCGCGCTATCGCCGCCCGGCAGATCCTCGCTGTCCAGCCGCCGTAGACGCACCTCGCTGGCCGCGATGGCCTGCATCAGAAGGGCCC